GAACCGAGTTGCTTTTTAAAGCCGAAGGGTAGCCCTCTCAGCCAGAAGGCGGACGCCGCAAGCGTAGTAGGTCTGGCTCTTGTTGTTTGTCTCAGGGTGTCGCCCTGACTGACGAGCCGCAGAACGGCGAAACAAACAAACAGGAGTAAATAAAAATGATTAAACAATTAGCAAGTAATATGACTAGACTAAGAAAAAACGGTGTTGAGATTTTATTCTCTTATGAGACACCAGTCGCAGGCTATGACGAGCACGGAGCTTTCAAGACTGATACAAAGTTCAGCTCTACAACTAGCCGACATATCAGCAAGTATTTTACAGCTAACGGCTACAGCTCAAAGCAAGCTAGAGAAATACCACAAGCTGACATTGAAGCGAAAGTGAGGGTTATCTAATATGGCTAGATTTATACACCCAAAAATCAAACGACTACAAGAACAAGAAAGCCGAGAGAAATACCAAGACGAGCAAGACAAAAAGGCTTTCTTTGCTAAGTACAAAAAAGAAACAGACAAGCGTAAAAAGTTGGACATGCTACACGAGGCACACCAAAACGCTTGGATTTAACACAGAGCGAAACAGGGCGGAGCGTTCCGCCTTGTCTCTAGGTCATGCCTAGACTGATGAGCTCAAAGGGTATAAAGTGCCCTTTATAGTGACACAGTAAAAACAAACAAACAGGAGAAACCAAACTATGAAGAAAGCTATTGAAATAATTGGCGGCGTTCTGGGAGCGGTGCTGTTCATTGGCGTGTTCTGGGCTATGTTTTGGGTTGCTTGTGCTATGTCTGACCAGTGTTGGTACAGCTACACAGGTCAACTCTAATGGGAGCGGAGCACGACAGGCGTTATGAGCTCTGGCAATCACCAGAAGTTAGGCGGCGTTTTCTATCTGACGAGGAGCGGAGCTTTGACTCTGCTATAGCGAAAAAGTTGGACGGACACTGGCATTATGGCGAAGCTGATTACACAGCCGCAGGTGTCAGCAAATCTGATTACGACAAATACCGTGAGATACGTCAACGCCTGCTTGACCATGAGAGCGGAGTCATGGCGTTTTTATATAGGCAAGATGACAAGTGGCAAAAGTTGTGCGAGAAGTACAACCTAGCTGACTTGCCGTATGACTATAAAGAACAGCCAAAGCGTGACGACCGTAAAGAGCTTCAACAGATTATCCTTAAAGCCGTGAAGGATAACACATTGAAGAAGAAGCCTTTGTTGGCTTTTCTTAGAGCTAATAATCCTGACCTTAATCCGTCAGCGATTAATAGACAACTTAACAGACTACTCAAATGTAGAGCTTTAGATATAGACACTAAGTTCAAGACGAAACGGTACGTTATTATGGGTGCATACTTTAGCTCACATTACATTAAGTAGAGACTGGGGGCGAAGGCGTGAGATTAACACAGACAATCACGCCTTTGTCTTTTTTTAACTCGCAGTGGCGGAGAGGTTACGCAATAGGTTGCAACCCTATGTATACTGGTTCGAGTCCAGTCTGCGAGTCCAACAAATAGGAGCATATCAAATGAATATCTTTATATTAGACAAAGACCCAAAGACCTGTGCTCAATATCATTGTGACAAACACGTTGTTAAAATGATTTTAGAGTCAGCTCAAATGCTTTGCACTGTATTGTCAAATAAAGGTGTTGACGTGCCATACAAACCAACACACGCCAAGCACCCTTGCACAATCTGGGCGGCTGAAAGCGTAGCCAACTTTAATTGGTTGCGTACATTGTCTAAGTATCTCAATGACGAGTATAAACTTAGATTTAATAAAAAGGTTAATCACAAGTCTTATGACGTGATACAATCTTTACCTGAGTATAGTCATACTTGTAGTGACTTGACAGAGTTTGCTCAAGCAATGCCTGATGAGTACAAGAACAGTGACCCTGTAAAAGCATACAGAGATTACTACAAACACGACAAGCGTGACTTTGCAACTTGGAAAACAAACACACCTGCATGGTGGGAGAGGACACAATGAAACTTAAACAAATATATGACAAGTTAGACTGGGAAAAATGTCAGTCAACTAGAGCTCTTGTTGCCATTGATATTGTCGGTAACATTGAGCCAAAGAACGTGACAGACAAGCATGTTGAGAAAGTTATAGACGCACTCAAAGCAAAAGAGTTGAGCGGTGCTACTATCAATAGGTATCTAGCGGCGTTGAGTAAACTTTTAAAATATGCACACAAAAGGTATGACACTTTCGGTATGGAACGTATGCCGCATATCGAATGGAACAAAGAAACAAAAGGCAGAGTTAGGTACATCACAAAAGAAGAAGAAGCCAAGATGATTGAGCTATTGAAGGACTCAGAGTATCTGAGCCTTTATCTTTTTCTGATGGACACAGGCATGCGTTTGTCTGAGGCTTTGTCTTACACACAGGAAGACATACAGTCAGTTGACGGTAAGACTTATATCACGCTTTACGGTACAAAGAATGGTGATACAAGGAGTGTGCCTTTAACTGAGCGAGCGGCAAAACTAGGTGTTAAAACTTTCCAACACTTAGACTATTGGAAAGCTGAGAACACTTGGAAACAGTTGCGTAAAGATATGGGTCTAGCAAAAGATAAACAATTTGTTATCCATGCTTTGCGTCACACATGTGCGTCAAGACTAGCTCAGTCTGGTAAGATTGAGTTGCACATTATAAAAGAATTATTAGGACATAGAAGCTATAACACCACGTTAAGATATAGCCATTTTAAACCTAGTAATTTGTTGGGTGCTGTAGATGTTCTAAATAATTTAGACTAAAGTACCCATAATAGATTAACCACAGTTACACATAAGGAGTGTTAATATATGACTAAGATACTTGAAGTAATGCCTACATATACTGACCAACTTCAACATGAAAAGGAAATGTTGGAGCTTGGAAAGCAAAGGACTAACAAGCGTAGAATATCACACGTTCAACGTGAGGAAGAGTCCGTAACATCATACGGTAAAGTCATGGTTGCTAATACTATCAGACCATTGGCTATTAAAATCAAAGAGTACCTTGAGCAGTGTGCTAAGAAAACTATAGGTCAACCACCTGTAGCCTTCATGCACCTGTCTGGTATTGACCCTGAGATTTCAGCTTTGATTACCGCTAAACACATCATCAATACCATCACACAATATAAACCTTTAACTGCAACCTGCATATCATTGGGCGGTAAGATTGAGACTGAAGAACAACTCAGAAACTTTCAATACCTAAACCCAGAATTATATGAAGCAGTGAAAATGGACTTGGACAAGCGGTCTTGGAATTACGCCTACAAAAGACGTAAGCTAAGAGAAAGTGCCAAGCGAGGTGAGGTTAAGTGGGAAGAGTGGACAACACCACAAAAACTACATGTTGGTATCAGACTTGTTGAGATGATGATTGAAGCCACAGGACTGATTGAGATTGGTGTTGAGACTATCAACCGTAAGAAAACAAAGATACTAAAACAAACCCAGACTACAAGAGACTGGATACAAAACAGAAACAGCTTCAACGAGCTGTTGAACCCAGAGTATCTGCCTACAGTTATGCCGCCTAAGCAATGGACTGGTGTATCTGGTGGTGGTTACTGGACGAAAGAGTTGCCTGAGTTAGACTTGGTAAAACAAAGAAACAAAAAGTTTAAGATTGAGCTTGAGAGTTTCGACATGCCAGAAGTTTATCAGGCTGTGAATGTCATGCAGAATACAGCATTTAAAATTAACGATTACATTTTAGGTGTAATGCAGGAAGCATGGGACAAAGGGTTAGCTATTGGTGGTATGCCGCCAAATGAAAACCTTGATATACCAAACAAGCCACATGACATTGACACAAACAAAGAAGCACGAAGACAGTGGAAGAAGGAAGCTGTTATTGCACACACAGAAAATGCAAGAATGTTTAGTAAGCGTTTGCTGTATGCAAAAATACTTTGGGAAGCAGACAAGTTTAAAAAATACAAGACTGTCTACTTTCCGTTACAGCTTGACTTCAGAGGTAGAGCGTACTGTGTCCCTGCATTTCTAAACTATCAAAGCATTAGTGGTGCTAAAGCATTGCTAGAGTTTTCGTATGGTAAAGAAATTACAAAAGAAAACAAAGGTACGTTCTGGTTAGCCGTGCATGGTGCTAACATGTTCGGTAATGACAAAGTAACATTAGAGCAACGTGAACAGTGGGCATTGGATAATGAAGAATGGATTATCAAATGTGCACAAGACCCATTTACAAATAGACAATGGGAAGACGCTTCATCACCATTTCAATTTCTAGCTTGGTGTGAAGAGTGGAGAAAGTACAAAGAACATGGAGAAGGTTTTGTCTCAACAATACCTGTATCTATTGATGGTTCTTGTAATGGTCTTCAACTTTACTCATTGATGTTACGAGATGAGCAGGCAGGTAAACTTGTAAATGTAGTGCCAAGTGATACACCGCAAGACATTTATCAGTTAGTTGCTGACTCAGTGAATGAGAAACTAAGAGAACATGCGAAGGAAGGTAGACCATACGCTCAACAGTGGTTGGACTATGGGGTCAAGCGTAGTACGACTAAGAGAAGTATTATGACTATCTGTTATGGTTCTACTAGATACTCATGCACTGACTTTGTTGTCGAAGATTTAACAAAGAGAAAAGATAAAGGTGAAGCACACCCATTTACAGATGATGTGTTTAAGCCTGCGTCTTATCTTGCAGGTGTAATCTGGGACAGCATTGGTAACAATCTTAAATCAGCAAGAGAAGGCATGGACTACTTACAGTCTATTGCTAGGTTGTTGAGTAAAGAGCAGTTGCCTATACATTGGATAACACCAATAGGATTTCCAGTGTATCAATCATATCCTGAGATGAAGAGTAAACGAGTTAAGGCTATGTTGATGGGTGAAGTTATTAAACCTCGTATCAACACCGAGACAGACAAGACTGACAAGTTGCGTATGGCTAACGGTATAGCACCTAACCTTGTGCACTCATTAGACTCAGCATGTATGATGAAGACAGTTAATTTTGCCTACGACAAAGGCATAAGAAACTTCTGCAACGTGCATGACTCATTCGGTACAACTGCGGCTGACGTTGATACGTTAGCTAACAGTTTGAAGGAAGCCTTCATAGATATATTTAGTAAGCATGATGTGCTTGCTGATTTTAAAGAAGACATCTTTCACCAGATACCAAAAGAGATGAGAGAAAAACTACCTGATGTTCCTGAGAAGGGTAGCTTAGATATTAACAAGCTCAGGGAATGTGACTTTTTCTTTGCATAAGAATAAAGTACCCTTAATAGACAGGAGTAAACATGGATAGTGAAAAACATTTTCAACAATTCGATTACCCATGCCCATTAGATACTGCGGTGTCGGCAATCGAAAAAGGTTGGATAATTGAAAGACCAATAGAGGAGAACGAAGATGGCGAAGAACAATAACGTCAAGATAGTTACACCAGTAGGTGTAAGTCAGTACGCTTGGTTGACAAGCCCTGACACTAGGTTTGATAGTGATGGACATTACAAGACAAACCTAATTGTCAAAGCTGACGAAGCAAAGTCATTGATGAAAAGCATTGATGATGAGATGAAAGAAAGTCTTGCTCTTGCTAAAGAGAAGGCTAAGGGTAAAAAAGTTAAGGAAGGAAATCCGCCCTATGAAATGGAAACAGATGATGATGGTCAGGAGACTGGCAATGTGGTCTTTAAGTTTAAGACGAAGGCTCAAATCATATCTAAAGATGGTAAGGTAATCCCTAACAGGGTTGCTTTATTTGATAGTAAAGGCAAGCCCATGACAGATGTTAATGTCTGGTCTGGGTCAGAAATGAAAGTGTCTGCTGAACTTATCAAATACTACACTGCAATCGCAGGTGCAGGCGTATCTCTCAGATTGAGAGCTGTGCAAATTACTAAACTTGTAGAAGGTGGTAGTGGTAATGCAAAAGGTTACGGCTTTGATGATGTCAAAGACGGATACGAGCACAAAGAAGAGGTAGACAATGTTCCGCAAGAGACTGAAACACAAGAAGCTGACTTCTAATCAAGTCGGCTTAAAACATGGATTTCGGTCAGGACTTGAGGAAGCTATTGCTGACGAACTTAGAAGTCTGCGTGTGTTGTACGAGTTTGAGGAAACTAAATTGAAATATATTAAGCCAGTCAAAACTCACACATACACACCAGACTTTTATCTACCTAAGCAAAAGATTTTTATAGAAACAAAAGGTTTGTTTACCAGTGCTGATAGACAGAAGATGAAACTGGTAAAGGAACAACACCCAGATAAAGACATAAGATTTATTTTTAGTAATTCAAAATCAAGAATAAGTAAGAAGTCAAAGACTACATACGCAATGTGGTGTGACAAGTATGGCTTTAAGTGGGCTGATAAACATATACCTAAAGAGTGGTTAAATGAGTAATGAAAGAACTGAAACAAAATATATTATAGTACATGCTTCAGCTACAAAACCTTCTGAAAATTTGACTGCTTCAGATATAGCCGCACAAGATAGAAAAGACGGTTGGCTATCGTGTCGCTTTCATAAAGTTATTACTAGAGATGGTAGTATAGAAGATGGAAGAGATATAAAGATAGCAGGTGCACACATAAAAAATAATGATAAAGTTTCTAATGCCAACTCAGTAGGAATTTGTTTGGTTGGTGGAAAAAGTTTTGATGACAAACCAGATTGTAACTTTACGTTGAAACAATACAATGCTCTTGATGAGCTTGTGTCTCAACTAAGAAAAGATTACAAAAAGGCTGTCGTCATAGGTCACAGAGATGTGGCTGACGTCCTGTCTCCACACTTTGATGTTTCAGAGTTGTTGAGATAATGTTTGTTTGCCCTGCCAGTGGAAACACTGGTGGGGTTTTTCCTAAATATTCTAGCCAAAAAATTTTTACATAAATGACAGAAAGTAATTTCCTATATCACGCACCATGCGAGAAGTGTGGTTCAAAAGATAATGTAGCCGTCTATGATGACGGACACACTTATTGTTTTGGGTGCGGAACAACAACGAGAGGTGAAGCATTGACAACTAATGAATTTGTACCAACGAACAATGACTTTGTGCAAGGTAGTATTACTGCCTTAGCTAAAAGAGCATTGGACACAACGACACTACAAAAGTTTAATTATCAAACTGGTACACACAATGGACAACCAGTACAGATAGCAAACTATTATAACAAGGACAGACAATTAGTTGCACAGAAACTACGTTACCCAGATAAAACTTTTAAATGGATAGGTGACGCCAGAGAAGCAGGCTTGTTTGGTCAACACTTGTGGAGAGATAAAGGCAAGATGTTGATTGTAACAGAAGGTGAGATAGACGCCTTATCAATAAGCAAAATTAATTCTAATAAATTTCCAGTAGTAAGTATTAAGTCAGGAGCTCAAGGAGCAAAGAGAGATATACAAAGAGAACTCGAATGGATTGAAAGTTTTGAGTCTGTGTATTTTTTATTTGACCAAGATGAGCAAGGTAAAGCAGGTGCACTATCTTGTGCTAAACTGTTGTCACCTAACAAAGCAAAGATTTGTACGTTACCTATGAAAGACGCTAACGATATGTTAGTTGCAGGTAAAGTAAAAGAGTTAGTTGATTGTATCTGGTCTAGTAAATCATACAGACCTGATGGCATTGTACTTGGTGCTGACTTATGGGACGAAGTAAAGAAAGAAGACAACTATGTTACAGTTAAATATCCATTTGAATGTATGAATGTTAAGACACATGGATTGCGTAAGGGAGAACTTGTAACAGTTACAGCAGGCAGTGGTGTAGGTAAGTCAAGTTTTTGCAGACACATTGCTTTACATTTATTGAATGAAAAATTTAAGGTTGGATACATTGCATTAGAAGAAAGCGTAAAGAGAACAGCTCTTGGTATTATGGGTGTATCAATAAAGAAACCTTTACACTTAACTAGAGAGGGAGTAGATGACGCCAGACTTCAAGAGACTTTTAATGCGACTGTTGGTAATGGGAGCTTTTATCTATACAATCACTTTGGCTCTACAGCAAGTGACAATCTAATATCTAAAATTAGATACTTAGCAAAAGCATGTGGTGTAGACTTTGTTGTACTAGACCATTTACACATGGCACTATCAGCAGTTGGTGATGAGACAACAAGTGATGAGAGAAAACTAATTGACTACACTGTAAGTAAACTTAGAACTTTAGTAGAAGAAACAGGTATTGGATTAATACTTGTCTCACATTTAAAAAGACCTGAAGGTAACAAAGGTTATGAAGATGGTGTTGAGGTATCTATGAATAGTTTGAGAGGCTCTGCTAGTATAGGTCAGCTCAGTGACATGATAATTTCTATGGTCAGAGACTTAAAGTCTGACAAGAATACAACTAAAGTAAACATATTAAAGAATAGATTTTCAGGTGAGACAGGTAAATGCTGTGACTTATATTATGATTTAGAAACAGGCTGTCTATCAGAAGTGAAAGCAGAAGTCCTAGATGATTTCTAGTAGGCGTGCGTTACAGTGGACTACAATAGTAATGGGTGCATTGGCAGACGCAAAGAGATACCCTGATAAAATGATTACAATACAAGTTGCTAAGGAAGAGTCAGCGTTAGTGATAGAAGAAGCTATCATGGCGTTGATGGCTGAAGGAAACTTAGCGGCATTTAGAATAGGAGTAGAAGTTAAAACATTACATTAAAGATATGGCAAAAAAATATACGTTACCTAACATACCAGACATAGCAGATTTTTATATGGTCTGGTGGTTGGATATAAATTCCGACAGCTCGTGGTTGTCACCTGAGAAAGCTAAGACTACTAGACCTACAATTTGTTTGTCTATGGGTTGGTTGATTTCTACGAGTAACAACTGTCACCGAATAGCAGGTGACTACAATTTTAATGATGATGGTAGTTTAGGAGACATAGGTAATGTCACTACCATACCCACACGAAACATAATTAAACTGAAGAGAATAAAGATAAAATGAAATATTGCTTTGATATAGAAACAGATGGATTTCTCCATGACTGCACTAAGGTACATTGCATTGTACTAAAGAATGTAGACACTGGTGAAGTCTTACACCCTTCGAGCAATGAACCTGCAATTAAATTGTTAGAAGAAGCTGACGAAATTATAGGTCATAATATTATTAAGTTTGATATTCCTGTCTTAGAAAAATTATATAACTTTAAAACTAAGGCAAAAATTTTTGATACAATAGTGGCAACACGTTTGTTATTTCCTGACATAAGAGACAGTGATTACAAACGTACTGACTTCCCTGCTAATTGTATTGGACGACACAGCTTGAAAGCGTGGGGGCATAGGGTGGGTAACTATAAGGAAGTCTTTGATACTGATTGGAAAGAGTACAGTCCTGCAATGTTGGATTACTGTATCCAAGATGTAGAAGTAACAACTAGCTTGTATAAGATGATACAAAACAGAGGTTACTCAGAGCAAGCTATGGAACTAGAACACAACGTAGCTTCTCTTATATTTAAACAAGAACAACATGGCTTTACTTTTAATAAAGAGGAAGCCGAGAAGTTATATTCTAAACTCAGTGCAAGACGTATTGAATTAGAAGATGAACTTCAAAAAATCTTTACACCTATTGTTACTAAACGTGTGTCTGAAAAGACAGGTAAACAATTAAAAGATAAGGTGACTGTGTTCAATCCGTCCAGTAGATTTCATATCGCACAGCGATTGACTGAAAAATATAACTGGCAACCAGAAGAGTTTACACCTGATGGTAAACCTAAATTAGATGATACTATTCTAAGTAAGCTCGATTACCCTGAAGCTAAACTATTAGCCGAACATTTCCTACTCGATAAAAGATTAGGACAATTAGCTGTGGGTAATCAAGCATGGTTGAAGGCGGAAAGCAAAGGGAAGATACACGGTACTTGTAATACTAACTCTACGGTTACGGCTCGTGCAAGTCACTCGAACCCAAACCTAGCACAAGTACCTAGTGTATCTGTTCCATACGGTAAAGAATGTCGTGCATTGTTTACTGTGCCAACTGGTAAGAAGTTAGTTGGTATAGATGTGAGTGGGCTAGAGGTTAGAATGTTAGCTCACTACATGTCTAAGTATGATGACGGTGAATATGCTAAGGTCGTATTAGATGGTGACATACACACAGAGACACAGACTCTTGCAGGTTTAGACTCAAGAGATTTAGCAAAAAGATTTTATTACTGCTTCCTTTATGGTGGTGGTGTAAAAAAGATTGCGTTGGTTACTAATAAAAAAGTAAGTGAAGCTAAGAAAATAAAACAGCGTTTCTTAAATAACTTACCTGCACTTAGTAAACTTATAACGCAAGTACAACAAGCGGCTGAACGTGGATACTTAGTAGGTCTTGATAAAAGACATATCAAAGTTAGGTCTGCACATGCCGCACTCAACACACTGTTGCAGAGCTCAGGTGCTCTAGTTTGTAAGCAATGGTTGGTTGAATTTAATAAATCAATAGAAGGTATCGAAGGTGTGCAACAAGTTGTTTGGGTACATGATGAGATACAGGTAGAGTGTCTTGAGAAAGACGCAGATACCGTTGGACGGTTAGCTGTCGAAGCCATCAAACGTACTGGCGAACACTTCCAATTAAGACTGCCGCTTACAGGCGAATACAAGATAGGAGATAATTGGAGTGAAACACACTAGCAAATGGGACATTGATTTAAAGTTTGGTAAGAGTGGTGAAGACAGAGTAGCTAACTTATTGAACGCAGATAAATCAAAAATAGAAGTTAAGACTGAAAGAGATTGGTGGTACAAGACAGGTAACATAGCAATCGAGATAGAGTGTAGAGGTAAACCAAGTGGATTATATGCTACTGAAGCAGACTACTGGGTTCATATCCTACACAAAGACGGCAAAGATTATTGTAAATTATTCTTTGACGTACCAACACTAAAAGAAATAGCTTTCAAATATATAGATAACACAAAGATGATAGGTGATAACTTTGCGTCTAAGTGTATACTAATACCTTTGAAAGAATTGTTTGACGTAAAGGAGAGAGTAAAGTTATGAGAAAACTTTTAATTGATGGTGATATTTTAATCTACAAAATAGCAACATTGAATGAAGTAGATACACACTGGGGTGATGGATTATGGACACTACACTGTGATGAGAATATCTGTAAGGGTCAGGTTGATGATACTATACAGGACTTGAAACATGACTTAGGTGCAGACTCTTATGTCGTTGCACTTACTGATACTTCTAACTTTAGGAAAGATGTATTACCTTCTTACAAAGACAACAGGAAACAAAGACGTAAGCCTATGGTTCTCAACGCATTGCGAGACTATGTGCTAGAGAAACATAAAGGTGTTATATTTAAAGGCTTGGAAGCTGATGATGTCTTAGGCATTATGGCTACTGAACCTTCTAATGAACAACGTATCATTGTTTCTATTGATAAAGACTTGAGGCAAATACCTGCACTTGTCTGTAGTGATGGTATGAATGTAGATAAAATCAGTAAAGCTGAAGCTGACTACTGGTTTATGGTACAGTCTATGGCAGGGGACGCAACTGATGGATATTCAGGCGTGCCAAATGTCGGCGTCAAAACAGCTCAGAAAATATTGGGTGATAATAATGTTCCCTTATTAGAGCTATGGAACAAAGTCCTGACTACCTATGAGAAGGCAGGCTTTACAAAGAAAGAAGCTCTCCAACAAGCTAGGGTTGCACATATCCTAAGACATGGTGAGTATAATAAAAAAACACATAAGGTAAAACTATGGCAGATATGATAAAAGAACCGCCACATTATACTCAACACGAGATAGAGCCTATTGATTTTATTGTAAAAAATAAGCTCGACTTTTGTCAGGGTAATGTGGTGAAATACATTTGTCGTTATAATCTGAAGGGTGGGATTGACGACCTATTGAAAGCAAAGCAATACATTGATTTCATTATTGAGAAAGACAACCCCAAACAATTAAACTTAGAACTTAATGACAATAAAACACAAGCACCTTCTAGTACAGGCGGAGTTAAGCTCACCCCCAAAGGATATTAGATACATAAAAAAGTGGGTTAGAAAATTAATCCATTTAATTAAAATGAAAATGCTAGGTAAACCAGTTGCCTATTACTGTAACAAACAAGGTAATAGAGGTCTTACCTGTGTGACGGCTATCGAAACGTCACATATAGCATTTCATTGTTGGGACGAAAGTGACCCTGCTAGATTACAATTAGATGTCTACACTTGTGCAGACCTAGATGAACAGATTGTAATTAAACACTTAGAAACTTTTAAACCACACAACATTCAATATAAATATTATGACAGAGAAAACAATTTCACATTAGTAAAGGAGCAATAATGGATTACAGTAGAGACGAACTGCTTACATATTTTGGTAAGACAACACTTAAAGATAGGTACTTGTTACCAGATGAAGGTTCGCCTCAAGACGCTTTCATGCGTGCGGCTAAAGCGTTCTCTGATGATGACGCTATGGCTAATCGTATTTATGATTATGCTTCTAAACTGTGGTTCATGTTTGCTACGCCTGTCTTAACCAACGCAGGAAGTAAAAGGGGCATGCCTATTTCGTGCTTTCTAAATTATGTTGGTGATAGTCGTACAGGTTTAACAGCACATTACACAGAGAACGCTTGGTTAGCTAGTGTAGGTGGTGGTATCGGTGGCTACTGGGGACATGTACGTTCTGATGGTACATTAACAAGTGGTGGTTCACAGAGCTCAGGGTCAATTCCTTTTCTTCATGTCGTTGACTCAGAGATACTTGCTTTCTCTCAAGGTAAAACTAGACGAGGAAGTTATGCCGCATACATGGATATATCTCACCCAGAGATTATAGAATTTTTAGACATGAGAAAACCTAGTGGTGGAGACGTTCATAGAAAATGTCTTAATCTACATCACGGTGTAAATATTCCTGACAGCTTTATGGAGTTAATTGATAACTGCATTAAAGACCCTACCTATGATGACAGTTGGAATTTAATAGACCCTCACACAAAACAAATAGTACGGACTGTTTCTGCTAAAGAACTATGGCAACGTATCTTAGAAAACAGAGTTGCTACTGGTGAACCGTATATGTGTTTCATTGACACAATCAACAATGACCTTCCCCAAACTTTAAAAGATAAACAATTAAAAGTACATCACTCTAATTTATGTACTGAAATTACACTACCAACTAATGAACAACGTACTGCTGTTTGTTGTTTGTCTAGTGTAAACCTAGAAAAATATGATGAGTGGAAAGACAACACACAATTCATAGCAGACCTAGTTAGATTTTTGGATAACACTCTGCAACACTTTATTGATAATGCACCTGATGAATTATCTAAAGCTAAGTTTAGTGCACACCAAGAACGTAGTATTGGACTAGGAGCTATGGGCTTCCACGCCTACCTACAATCTAAAGGTGTTCCGTTTGAGTCTGCTTTGGCTAAAGGTATTAATCTAAACATGTTTAAAAAGATTAAGTCTGAAGCTGTAGCTGAGTCTAAAAATCTTGCAGTAGAACGTGGTGAAGCTCCTGATATGAAGGGCACTGGTATGCGACATGCACACTTACTAGCTATTGCACCTAATGCGTCTTCGTCAATTATATGTGGTACAACTTCTCCATCTATCGAACCATACAGAGCTAATGCTTATGTGCAGAAAACTATGTCAGGTTCATTCATGGTTAAGAATAAATATTTAGAAAAATTGTTAGAGTCTAAAGGACTCAATACTGAAAAGACATGGCAGTCTATCATTGCTCGTAAGGGTTCTGTTCTACATTTAGATGAACTAACTGACTACGAGAAAGATACTTTTAAAACTGCTATTGAACTAAATCAGCAATGGGTAATACAACACGCCGCAGACAGACAAGAATATATTTGTCAAGCACAGTCTGTTAATGTGTTTGTACCTGCTGACGTAAACATTAAAGAGCTACATGACATACACATGTTAGCTTGGAAAAGTAAACTAAAGACACTTTATTACTGTAGGTCAGAAGCTATTAAGCGTGCTGAGTTGCTTTCATTAAAAGTTGAAAGAACTATTATACCTGAGTCAGAGTGTTTAGCATGTGAGGCATAGATGACACACGAAGGACTATTTAAAGATATTGATAAACCAAAGAAACAGAAATGTTGTGGTTGTCATAATAATAAAAAACAACAAAAACAAACAGTGCTATGGACTGTATACCATACAATACTTGCTGTTGAACTAGCAATGATTGTGGTCATAGAGTTTATAGAATTAATGAGAGGAGTGTAGATGGGGCTATTTAAAGAGAGGCAATATTATAAACCGTTTGAATATGACTGGGCATTTGAAGCATACGATATGCAACAAAAAATGCACTGGCTTCCTAGCGAAGTACCGCTAGCAGAAGATGTAAGAGATTGGAATGAGAGACTAACAGTAGAAGAAAAAAATCTTATTAATCAAATTTTAAAATTCTTTACACAAGGAGATGTAGACATTGCTCAAGCATACCTTGATAAATACATTCCTATGTTCAAGCCACCAGAAGTTAGAATGATGTTGTCTGCTATCGCAACTAGCGAAGCCAACCATGCACATTCATACTCGTTATTGAACGACACAATAGGATTAAAGGACAGTGAGTATAAAGCATTTCAAGAATACAAAGAGATGTCAGACAAACATAATTATTTATTTGAAAGTAAGGGCAAAGGTGTTGAAGGACTTGCTAGGGAAATTGCTTGTTTCTCAGCGTTTGGCGAGGGACTTCAGTTGTTTGCTTCTTTTGTAATGCTACTAAACTTTCAAAGATTTGGTAGAATGAAAGGTATGTGTCAGATAGTTACATGGAGTATTAGAGATGAAAGTCACCATGTAGAAAACATGATTAAATTATTTCATGCACTAATAAAAGAAAACCCTAAGATATGGACAGATAAATTTAAAGCTAGTCTCTATCAGACATGTAGAGATATGGTAGACTTAGAAGATAAGTTTATTGATTTAGCTTTTGAGATGGGTGGAATACAAGGATTAACACCTGACCAAGTAAAAGAATATATTAGGTATATAGCTGACAGAAGACTGCTTCAGCTATCTTTAAAACCTAATTATGGAGTCAAAAATAATCCGTTAGGGTGGTTAGATTGGATATTGAATGGTGTAGAACACGCTAATTTCTTTGAGAATAGAGCCACAGAATACAACAAAGGTACATTAACTGGGTCACTTTGGTAATAAAGTACCCTTTTTAGAAGGAAACAATGGAAAACTTACAAGATGTAGTCCTACCTACAACGGTAGATGACTTAATAAAACTGCTTAATGAAGTATATCCTGAGCAATCACCAAACTTAAATGATGATACTAAGACAATATATTTTAAAGCAGGACAGAGAGACGTTGTGAGATTTATTAACACACTAAAAGAAAGGCAAGAAGAAAATGTGCTTGGCAACAAGTAAACCAGTTACTTACTCAGTCCCAAAAGACAATGACCAGTTTGTAGCAGGAAATCAATTTGACCCTAAAGATAGTGCGTTTAATAATCCTGAGCCTTCTGACATTAATGTAGGCGGAGACGAACCTAAGAAAACTAAGAAGCCTGATAATTACAATCAAGGTGGAATAGAAGGTTCTAACTCTGGTTTAAATATAACATAATAAGGAGAAACTAATATGTGCGGTGGTGGTTCAAGACCTGCTCCTCAACCTATTGCTCCAAATCCAGTCGTTAATGCGTCACCTATTGGTGACCAATTAGTACCGACTTTGGAAACAGCAGATGAGTTAGTAGATAAGAAAAAGAAAATTAAGAAAGCTAAAAAGACTGGAACAGAAATGTTACAGACTTCTGGCGTAAACACTATGACTACAACAGGTCAAAGTGGTTTGAATATTGGTTAATACATGGACTATAATAACGAAGTAGTAACAAGACAAAATACCGCTAAAGAGCGTTACGAAAAGTTAAAACAAGATAGATACGAATTTTTAGATAGAGCTCGTGAGTGTAGCGAGTTGACAATTCCTGCATTAATACCAGATGAAGGTTTTAATTCTTCGTCTGATTTATATTCACCATTTCAATCAGTTGGTGCTAGAGGTGTAAACAATCTTGCCTCTAAACTTCTCTTACTTTTACTTCCCCCTAACTCTCCATTCTTTAGACTTAAAATTAGTGGTGACGCTAAAGAAGAAATGGAGTCACAAAAAGAATTAACAGCACAGGTAGAGAAGTCTTTAGCTAATATTGAAAGAGAAGTCTTAAATAAAATAGAAGAATTAGCACTAAGAGTAAGTGTATTCGAGGCTTTGAAACACTTAATTGTAGGTGGTAATGTATTAACTTATCTTCCTAAAAATGGAAACATGAAAGTATTTCCATTGTCACAATATGTTGTACGAAGAGATACAGCAGGTAATCTATTAGAAATAGTTATTAAAGAAAGTATTGCACACGTTGCTCTTGATAAAGAAATTAAAGAGCAGATGATGATAGAAGGCACATATAAAGAAGATGAAGATTGTGACATCTATACTCACATTTATAAATTAGATAATAAAAAGTATTATGTATGCCAAGAAGTAATGGGTATGAAAATACCTTCTACTATTGGTACAATCATGGCAGACGCTATGCCATACCAAGCACTGAGAATGGTGCGAATAGATAATGAAGACTACGGAAGAAGTTTTGTAGAAGAGTTTTTGGGTGACCTCAAGAGCTTGGAAGGATTATCACAATCACTTGTAGAAAGTGCGGCGGCTTCTAGTAAAGTTGTATTTATGGTTAGACCTAATGCAGTAACTAGAAAGAAAGATTTAGCGTCAACTAGAAACGGAGATATTATTACAGGTAGTAGAGATGATGTGTCTGTACTACAAGCAGAAAAACAATATGACTTACAAGTCGTAGAAAGAAGTATTCAGAAATTAGAAGAGCGTATGTCTTATGCGTTCTTACTACATACAGCAATCCAAAGAGACGCTGAAAGAGTTACAGCTCAAGAAATAAGATACATGGCTGAACAACTAGAAACGTCTATGGGTGGTGTATATTCTTTATTGTCACAAGAATTTCAATTACCTCTAGTTAGAGTGTTAATGAAAAGAATGGGACAAAATAAAGAGATACCTGCAATGCCTAAAGGCTCAGTTAAGCCTACTATTATTACAGGTATCGAAGCTCTTGGTAGAGGTAATGACTTACAAAAACTAAGAGAGTTTGTTGCTGAGATTGGAGCACTAGCTCAAATCAATCCGCAAGTAGTACAAGCTCTAAACCCTGACAATCTTGTTACAAGAATTGCTACAGGTTTAGGTATAGACACAGAAGGTTTAATTAAATCTCCTGAACAATTACAAGCAGAACAAGAGCAACAAATGGCAGATATGCAACAACAACAATTAATGGACACTGCACAGCAAGTAGCTCCACAAGTTGCAAATAACATGACAAAGGAAATGGGAAACTAAAATTATGGTAGAACAAGTAGTTATACAAGAACCAGAAACAACTTCTGAGAAACCAGAAGTACAACAGACTGAAGTTTCAAGACCAGAGGGTCTTCCTGAAAAATTTAATTCAGTCGAAGATTTAGCTAAGTCATATACTGAGCTAGAGAAAAAATTAGGTCAAGCAGATAAGCCTGCTGAACCTGAAGTAAAACAAGAAGAACAACCTAAGACTGAAGACAATAATTTAGAGATAGCTGAAAAAGCTGTGTCTGACGCAGGTCTTAATATGGAAAACCTACAACAAGAATATAATGAGAATGGTCAACTTAATGACAAATCTTATGAAGCTCTTGAAAAAGCAGGTATTCCTAAATCGTATGTAGACGCATTTATTAATGGTCAACAAGCTCTTGCTAATCAACAATCCGCAGAAATTAAAAGTGTGGTTGGTGGTGATGAAGTTTATAATCAAATGGCTGACTGGGCAAAAGAGAATTTGTCTGAGTCTGAAAAGAAAGCATACAATGATACAGTCAACAGTAAAAACATTGACTCTATTAAACTTGCCGTTGCAGGACTAAAAGCAAAGTTTGACCAAGCAAACGGAACTGAGCCAAATCTATTACAAGGTAAGGCTTCTCCAACTAATGAAGGTTCTTATGAGTCTTGGGCTCAAGTAACCGAAGCTATGGCTGACCCTAGATATTCTAAAGATGTAGCATATCAAAATGCAGTCAAAGCAAAACTAGCTAACTCGGATTTATAATATGTGGTTGACAGCATTAAAAAGATTGTACGAAGCAAAAGTTGCGGAGAACACAGCAGTCATTGATACATTTTTACAAAAGAGTGTAGGAGTAGCAGACCATGATGATTTTATGAAAACTTTAAAATCAAGGTTTGATGAATTAGTACACGCAAAACATGCTATTGATGAGATAGATAATATTGTTAAACAAACAAGTAAACCAGAAGAAAAAAAGAAGGAGAAATAAATATGCCTAGTCATTACGGTAAATCAAAAATGAAATCTAAAAGTAAAACATTAAAAGGTAATCAAAGAAAGTTACCTATGTCTTTACAAAAGAAAATAATGAAAGCTAAAAAGAAAAAGTAACATGGCTAAACGTGGATTATACGCCAACATACATGCGAAACGTAAAAGAATTAAAGCAGGTAGTGGTGAGAAAATGAGAAAGAAAGGTGCTAAAGGTGCACCTACAGCCGCTAATTTTAGAAGAGCGGCAAAGACAGCTAAGAAAAGATAATAGTCATGGTAGCTAAAAGATACCAAAATCCTTCAGGCGGCTTAAATGCCGCAGGAAGAAAATACTTTAAACGAAAGACAGGGGCAAATTTAAAACGTCCTGTTACTGGTAAAGTAAAACGAGGCTCAAAAGCGGCGGCACGAAAACGTAGCTTCTGTGCTCGTATGTCTGGCGTTAAAGGTGCAATGTCTAAGAACGGTAAACCAACAAGAAAAGCGTTGGCTCTCCGTAAATGGAATTGCTAATAGTTGTGCACTCTTTTTAGAGGGCAACTGCCAAAACACATAAGTTGAATAGCTTGACCGCTCGTGGGCGACAATCTTGTCTTATGATACGGAAGGTGTGAAGGCTTTATTAACAAGCGTAAA